CAACACAGTTTATAATTTTGTAAGCCCTAAATTAGCTTCAAATTCAACTAATCCTTATTATATTTCTCAAATTAGTTCTGATAGGACTGAGGTTAGATTAGATACAACAGCTATACCTAATGACTTAGTTATTGCTTCTTCATTAGAATTAATCAATGATATTAATACTACCTCTGCTGACTATTATGATTTTTATTTAGACTTTGGAGATAATGAATTAGTTATTGCTCTTAATGCTTTATTAGATACAACAGATCCTAATAATCCTACAGTATTAATTAAATTATATGAACCACTCCCTCAACAATTTGATATAAATTCTCAATTGTGGGTTGTGACCCAAGTAGCAGAACCTGTTGCTTATAATATTGATATTAATGAAACATTTGATTTAATAGACAATACAATAACAATTTCAGGCCCTAATTATAATTTAAACGTTAATGATCAAATTAACAATTCAACAAATTATATAAGTTATAATAACTTAACATCTACTTCAGCTTCATATTCTCAAGGTACAGGAAGTTTAAAATATCAATTAAATAATATTTTAGCCCAAACAGGAATAGAAGTTAATATAGATTATTCAGATTATTCTAATTTTATTCATTTCTCATCTGCTCAAACTAGATTAGAAAATTTTTACTATAAATTATCATTATTAGAACAATACCAATATAGTGCTAGTTTTTCTAATAATTCATTTAGTGGTTCTTATTATATTTCATCTAGTAACATAATTTGGCAAACAAAAATAGATGAAATAATTACTACATTTGATGGTTATGAATATTACTTATATTATTCATCAGGTAGTACAGCTTGGCCTAAAACTAATACTGCTCCTCCTTACATAAATGCTTCAACAGGATCTGTAGCAGGACAAAACTGGTTTATATCTCAATCAGCCGTAGCCGAATTATATGATCTTGAAAATAATAATGCTTTAACATTAGCTATCCCTTCTTACATTACAGATGATCCAGACAATACTCAGTTTGAATTATTTGTAGAAATGATTGGTCAACTTTTTGATAACATTTTTATTTACTTACAAAACATAACTACTAAAAATGATGCTGATAACCGTTTAACATATGGTGTTTCTAAAGATTTAGTAGCAGACATTTTAAGAGACATGGGTATAACAATATACCAAAATAATTTCTCTTCTAATGATGTATACCAAGCATTAATTGGCCTAACACCGTCTGGTAGTTTATATAACCTACCATTTACTACAACTCAATACCCTGTACCAACAGGATCTTTCCTTGAGTATATAACAACTTATGTAACAGCTTCATCAACTGCTTCTTTATATCCTACTGACGATATTAATAAAGAACAATATAAAAGAATTTATCATAATTTGCCTTTATTGCTTAAGAAAAAAGGATCAGTAGCTGGTTTAAGAGACTTAATTACTACTTTTGGTGTTACTGATACTATTTTAAGAATTAATGAATTTGGTGGTAAAGATAGAAATGTTAATAGCTATGATAATTGGCAGGATGAATATAACTACAATCTTTATACTAGTGGATCTTCATATGTAAGTTCATCATTTGTATTAAATTCTGGTTGGGGAGCTACTAGTAATAATCCTCAAGCTGTTGAATTTAGATTCAAAACTAATACCCTTCCTTTTAATACAGGTTCAGTTAGTAATGTAACTTTATTTGATGCTATTGGGAGTATTACTGATAGATCTATTATTAAACTTAGATACACAGGTTCAGGATACATTTCAGGTTCATACTCAGGTTCTATTGTTGATCCTTATTATCAATATGCTTTGTTAGAATTTGTCCCTGATGATTTTAGTAATCCTTCAGTATCAGCAAGTATCTATTTACCTTTTTATAATGAAGGATGGTGGAGTGTTTTAGTAAATGCTAGTGGAAGTACTGGTTTTACTTTATACGCTGCTAATAAAAATTATAACGGTGAAGATGGAAATATAATTAGTTTCCAAGCATCTTCATCAGTCACAGTAACTCAAACCCCTTGGAATAGTACTACAGTAGCTTATTTAGGAGCAGTTGCTTCACCTACAGCACCTTCATTTACAGGTTCATTTCAAGAACTTAGATATTATTCTAAACCTATAACAAAAGACAATTTTGACTCTTATGTTATGAATCCTTACTCAATAGAGTCAAGTGATAACTTAGCATTTAGAGCATCTTTAGGAGGTGAATTATATACTAGTTCAATATCTATTCATCCTAAAGTAACAGGTTCTTGGGTTACAACTTCATCATTTGCCTCTAACAGTAATTTTTATTTAAGTGGAAGCTACTCTTGGGTTCCAAATACTGAAGTATTTTACTTTGATCAAGTACCAGCAGGTATCCAAAATGCTATCTCAGATAAAATTAAACAACAAAGTATTATTTTACCTTACAGCAGTAGTAATCCAAATATACCCAATAATACAGTTTTATCTCCTTACAGATCAATTCAACAATTCCCAGCGATAAGTTCTAGTTATACTAGAGACATTGATTATGTGGAAGTTGGTTTTTCACCCCAAAATGAAATAAATGAGGATATAAACTCACAATTAGGTTATTTTAACTTAGGAAACTATATTGGTGATCCAAGATTTCAATCTTCTTCATTAGATACTTATCCTGCTTTAGATGCTTTAAGAGATTATTATTTCCAAAAATATACTTCTAATTATCAAGAATTTGATTATATTAGATTAATAGAATTTTTTGATAACTCATTATTTAAAATAGTTCAAGACTGGTCACCAGCTAGAACATCATTGGCTGCAGGTATAATAATTAAAAATACCTTACTAGACAGAAACAGATACCCTGTACCTCAAGTTAGTCCTTCAGCCTCTATTGCTTTTGTAGGTAGTGCTTCTGTTAATATTCCTTATGTAGTTGAAGACCAAACAATTACCGGATCTATTGAATCTGGATTTATTACAGGATCAGAAGGAGGTTCATTTCCTGAATTATTCGGACAAACAGCATCAGTTTATGCTTATCCTAATGTAGTTAATGTAACTCAAAGTTGGGGAGGATCTACTCCTTCATTAAGTGGTTCTGTTCCTTTTACTCAAAGTTCTCAAGAAGAATTTTTTAATGGACAATTAAGTGGTTCTAACATTGTAGTAACTAATGGTGATTTAAGTGATTGTGAAGTTACATTAAAACAAGTGTATCTTGATAATAGTTATACTAACTTATCAACAGATTCTTATGTTATTAATTTTGATTTTGATATTAATAAAACATATTATATTACATTTAGTTTAATAAATCTAGACTCAGTAGGTTCAGGATTTATTTTATATGAAAATGGACCTGGTACTGTTTTCCAAAATTCAATATTAACAAGTAATATAGGTGTTGGTCAAACTTATACTCAAAACCAATATCAATTAAGTGGTGTTTTAACTCCATTGACTTTTGCTAATACATTCCCTGGAACTGATTTAGAAATAGGAGACATTTTAGTTTATGAATCATATATTGAACCTGATTGTGAGGTTATAGCTGGAGATATTCAAGATTCAAGACTTAGTTACAAGTACATGGATGTTGATTTTAATGATAGTCAAATAATAGCTGTAAATGAACAAGATATTTTAAGTGGTAGTGCTACTAGAGCAGCTGTACCTGATTCATATTATACCGCGGCTCGTCAAATTAATTCAAGATATATTGGTAAAGAATTAATAGTTTCTGATTTAAATAAATGGACTGAAGGGGATATATCTTATGGTAAATCTGTTACAGTAGGTAATCCTGAAGTTAATTTTGTATATTTTAACAATGTTGGAAGTACATCACCTGAATGGGGTAATAACATTTCTGCTAAAACACAAGCTAATGTTAAATTAATAGTTAATGACTCAGGAAGTGTTACTAAACCTATTAATGATGCTGAAGGAATTAATTTAGGAACTATTCAACAATCGTTTGTTGATAGTGGAAATGCAACTTTAGTTTTAGATGATTATGATACATTTGGAGTTAATTTAAACTCATTAAATGGTACTTGGCCTATATTTAAAAGTGGAGTAAGTATCGCCCCTATTATTTACACTCAAACAGCAAGTTATAATAATAATGGTGATATTATAGGGTTTGGTTATACTGGATCTATTACTTTTACTCAAGGACAACAAGGAGCAGATGTCACTAAAAATGATTATCAATTATTAACCTATGGAGTTAATTTTAATTCTATAAACTCATCTACATCTTTACCCTACACTTTAAATTTCTCAGATCCTGTTGTTTTAGGAGAATCAGGTAGCTTTAGTACAGGTTCAGATGCTTACAATCCTACAGGTTCTGTTGGTAGTTTATCAGGATCAGGATATGTATTAACTTTCCAAGCTCATATTGAAGCTAGTGCTTTTTACCCTGGAGAAATAGAATACGCTATACAGAAAAATGGTGTTAATGTAGCTACAACTGTAGTTAAACATGATAAAACAAAAACAGGAGACATTTATTATACTGATAATAATGCTACTACTTCTTCATTATATACAGTTAAAGCCATAAATACAGGTTATTTAGGTGGTGGTACTGTTCAACTAAATGCTGCTTCTTACTTTAGAGTAACCCAATACCCATTACCTGGTACAGGTATTTGTACTGATTTTTGGTACACAGGTTCTGGTACTCCTAATATTCTGTTGGCTAGTACATCATCAAATGGTTTAAATCAATATGTAGGTTCAAGACAACAAAGTATTGAAAGAAGTGGATTTAATCCTATTTCTTTAGACTTTGAACCTCAACAATATGATGAAATTAGATTCCAAGGAATTGAAAATTTAGCTTTTGGAATTACTAATGTAACATCATCAAATGGTCAATTAAAACTTCAATTAGATAGAAATATACCTAATGGTACTAATTTAAGTTATTTCTTATTAAGAAGATATGTTAATGATCCTTCAAACATTATTTTGGATTTAAACAAACCAGCAGGAGCAAGTAGTGGTGGAGTACTAAAACCAGAGTATGTAACTGACAATTTAAATAAAAATTTAGATTCAATACTTCAGAACTTAAAATCAAAAGGATTAATATAAAAACAAAACTTATATATATTTATAATAAAATAAACAAATGGGATATTTAAATAATACAGTAGTAACAGTAGACGCCATTCTAACAGATGTAGGACGTCAGTTATTAGCTCAACAAAATGGTCAATTTAGAATTACTCAATTTGCTTTAGCAGATGATGAAATTGATTATACTCTTTATAATCCAAATAATCCATCAGGTTCTGCTTATTATGGTCAAGCAATTGAGAATATGCCTTTGTTAGAGGCGTTTCCTCAAGCAAACCAAACCATGAAATATAAGTTAGTAACTTTACCTCGTGGAACAGCTAAATTGCCTATTCTTAACTTAAATACATCCAATATCATAATGCCTCAAAGCGGTATTTATACTCTTACTCCTCAAACATTAAATTATTTAGGAGCTAACACTTATGAGCCATCAGGATATTCAGCTACAATTTCAGATGTTAGATTAATGTCTACTTTTGAAGGTGTAGGTATTAATACACCTGCAGTAACTGCTTTGAATGTAGCTAACCAAACCACTACAATTGGTACTAGTGTATCTAAAACGGTTGTTGGTACTACAATTAACATGAGAGCAACTACAGTAAATACATTATTTGGATCAAATAATACTTTACAAGCTACTTTAACAGTGGTTGGTAGAGATAGTGGAGCTCGTTTAACTATTCCTGTAACAGTAACAAAAGCATAATAAAATAAAAAATGTCATTTAAAAGATTAGAAGCCGATGATTTTGTAGTAAGTTCTGATGCTATTTCAGCAACAGCTTGGACTACAAATCTCCCAACCTTAGCATCATTTTTCACTTCTTCTGTTCAAGTAAACGGCAGTTCAGGAAACTATTATGCAAATGTTTTTGATACAGCTGCTACTTCCTCTGTTCAATTTGCTATTGCTTATGGTAATGCTTACGGTAGTGGTAGTCAAATATATAACCCTGCTGTAAATGGTTTATCTCCTACAAGTACTATTTTTGGCCAATGGCAAGATTTAGTAATTGGAGATGAAAATACATTATTCCAATTTGGAGCAATTTCTTCATCAGAATTTTTTGCTTTACCTATTGAAAGACAATGTTATAAAGAATCTTTATTTTTAGGTTCATTATCATTAACTATTAAAGGCCCAATAGCCGCTTCAGGTTCAATCACATTAACAGATAATAGTAATTATGTTTCTTCAACTGTGTTTAATGAGGCTGGTAGAGTATTCCAATTAATTTCAGGTTCATCAGGAGTTAGATATACAGGTTCAGCTACTACAGCAGATGGCTATTCACTTAACTCAGGATCTTATGGTTGGTTATTACCTGATATTGGAACTATTATCTTAAACCCATTAGCATTAGCTGCTCCAACAGCAAGTGGTGGTATTGGATTTGTTTATAGTGGTTCAGCATTCTCAGGTTCATTAACTTATAACGCTAATACAAATGCTAACGCTGCTTTATTTAGAGCTATTAGTGGTTCTGGTGCTTTTACCTTAAACTCTCAAGAAACAATTACTTCTGATTATGTGTTTGTAAGACCAAGAAGCTCAGAATTTAACTACTCAGAAAATCCATCTTTTATTTCAGGTTCAACTGGTGAAGTATTATATTCTCAATTTATTAATAACCCTCAAGTATACATTACAACCATTGGTTTATATAATGATTCAAATGAATTATTGGCGGTTGCTAAGTTATCACGACCATTATTAAAAGATTTTACTAAAGAAGCTCTTGTAAGAGTTAAACTTGATTTCTAAAATGAATGGGTACTTTCAAACAATTTTTAGCGTCGGATATAATAATTACTCCGCTTGAATTAAATAAGTCATTTAATTTTGAGGGGGCAGCCGCGTTAACTAGTTCCTATGTAGGGATTGATAGGTATTTAGGAACAAACATAACAACTTCTGTTTTTAATCCTACAACAGCTCCTACAACAGGTCAAGTATCTACTCAATATCAACAGCTAGTTTATAGCTCAATTAAACAACTTTATTATTCTAATTATTTAAATTCATCTTCTAGTTACGGTTCACCAGCTACCACAGCTAGTCTAGTGGCAGGATATAATACAGAAGGAGATGTTTTAGTAGGTCCAACCTCATCAGCAGGTCGTTATTTTAATTATCCACAAACATCTTTAACTTTTGCTAAAAGTTTCCCAACAGAATCTAATTCTCAAATAGCTGTTATTTCTATTCCTTCAAAATTATTTGGTAATTACATCCAACCAGGTTCTTTTAGATATTCAACTGCTCAAAGTTCAATATATGATGATGGTGAAGGAAATTTATTTTTTGATACTACTGACACTTACTGTGGTAATATATTTTATCCTCAAGGTTTAGCCATTGTTACTTTAGGTTCACAATCTGTAGGCTCAGTTTATGGAAGTGCGATTTATGGTACTTCTGTTTATGGTGGTTTAAGTGTAGATGTTATACAAGATATAGTAACAGCAACAAATGTAACTTGTTCATTTTCATCCTCACTTACAATTTATGAAACTCAATATAAATGTACAGCTAGAGAAAACGAATTTAACTTTAGTCAAAACCCAACAATAACTTCAGGTAGTACAGCTAATTCAAGCTCAGTAGGTACATTCTATACCCCAGCAGAAAATTTATATGAATTTGCAACTGGTTCTTATTTTCAGCCTTATGTTACAACAGTAGGACTTTATAATGAACAACAACAGTTGTTAGCAATAGGAAAGTTAGCTCAACCATTACCTTTATCGCCTACAACAGATACTACAATACTTATAAACATAGATAGATAATATATGAATGAATGGTTTTCTCAAAATGATAGTGATAGTGGATTAAAGTCTAAAAAAACTTATTCTTCAATTGAAGATTTCCCAGATAACACTTTTGGTTTTATTTATATAGTAACCCATAGACCAACAGGTATGGCTTACTTAGGCAAAAAAGTTCTTTACCATAATGTAAAGAAAAAATTAACAAAAAAGGAACTAGCAGAACAAACAGGTCCAGGCAGGAAGTCAGCCACTCGGGTGGTAGTAAAAGAATCAGACTGGAAAACCTATTATGGCTC